CCGACTCTGAGGTGCTCCCTTCCCTTTTACTCTCCTAGAAGAGCTTCTTCCAGTGATTGAGGGAAGTCATCTTCCTTATCTACCCCGGGTGGTTGTATATCACTTGGGCTAGTATCAACTGGTTCTTTAGCTGTAGTGTCGAAGGATACGGGATGTGCTCTACCGAATCCTCCGTCTACTGTTTGGTGTGCCATTAGTATTCCTCCTGTTGGCAAGGTGGGCAGGATCTACAATGTTCATGTTCATACATATGTAGACCCTCTATCATAATAAAGAACCCCATGAACAGTATAAATACCATCCATGGGGAATCTAGTATCTTCATCAGAAGCTATACTTTGTACCTATCTTAGTTGCCCAAGAGTTGTCGGTATCACCATCGTTGGTTTGAACTGCAAGCTCACCATAGAAGTCAAGCTTCTCGGTTGCTGCTACAGTCGCACCGACTTTACCTGACAACTGGTTGTCGGTATCGTCAGCACCATCGGTTGCTACGATTGCTGGTCCACCTTGAACATAATATCCAAAGCTATCAGTCCCACCTTCGTAACCTATATGAAGGTCAGTGGTAGATCCTGTGTAATCAGCTCCATCGTAAGAGCCGTTGTTCTCCACGTTCACGTAAACTCCGGCGAAGGCCGGACTTACAGCGAGTGTGGAAGCGAGTGCTAGGGCTAATTTTTTCATTGTAAAAAGAATTTAACGTGTTTTTGTGTAAGGCACTCCGCGATACTTTAGTTGGATCTTTTTTGTGCAAGACATGATCTTCTCCTTAGTACCACACCCCCGTTCCATGATGTGGTTTCATGCGTTCCCATAAAGGAATGAACGGACGCGGTTGCCTGTGGCTTCTACTGATTCGACTATCGAGCCGCCATGTTACCTAGAATACACCAGGTATGATTTGTCCAGTAATAATATAAGAACCGATTGCTGCCCAGAAACCCATCATAGCAAGCTGTCCATTGACACGCTCAGCATTTTCATAATAATTTACATCGAGTACTTCGACTTTAGGTTCTGTAGCGAATTTGTTATCAGGCATTAGAGGTTAGAATAATTGTACTGGGCGAGGACGAAAGTTCGGGTCGCCACGGTTAGTTTAATAACCTTTGATTTTCATCTTACTAGTATTCTTTTTAGCAGCTTTCTTGGCAGCTGCTTTACCCTTCTTTGTATAAGGATAATGTTTACCATTAACGACAGGCATATTAAAGTTCCAATTAGAAGTTAACATTAGAGCGTTTAAGTTTGTTCATCACATCTCGTCTATATGCAGAATCTCTATCGTAGCGAGGATCACTCATAGCCTCTACTACTTCTGCTTGACTACGGAATTCATCTCCACCTTCTTTAGGTGCTGTACCAGTTACCATTTTACCATCGTATCCTATTGCATCATTATAACGATAAGCTAAAGAACGTACAGCAAAGAAAGCAGATAATGGGTCACCTCTTTCCATAAC